CGTTTCAACTAGAGTATAACCGATTTTCAAAAATGAATAAACTCATAATCTTCGATCTGGATGGAGTTCTGATCGAAAGCAGAGAACTACACTTTGATTCTTTGAATGCAGCATTGTCCAAGATAGGACCAGAGTTTGTTATTACCCGCGAAGAACACCTAAGTAAGTATGACGGACTCAACACAACTAAAAAGTTAGAGATGTTGTCTGAGACACGTGGGCTGGATAGAAAGTTCTTTAATCAAATATGGTCTGATAAACAAACTGCCACGTTTGAATTGATAAAACAACTGCCAAAAAATGATGCGCTACGAGAAATGTTTGCCAATATCTCTGCGAAGGGTATCAAGATTGCAGTAGCCAGCAACAGTATCAGAGAGACTGTGAAGTTGGCATTGTTGAGCATTGGTGTTATCGAGTTCGTTGATTATTACGTATCAAACGAAGATGTAAAACGCACAAAACCATTTCCAGAAATGTATTGGAAATGTATGACTGAATTGAATGCCACACCCAAAACAACAGTGATTATTGAAGACAGTCATATTGGTAGACAGGGTGCTCTGGACAGCGGTGCGCATCTGGTTCCAGTCACTGACTCATTTGATTTGACTAGTGAAAAGATTGAAGAAGCTATTGACATACTCAATGGTGTTACAAAGAAAAAGATTCCTTGGAGAAATAAAAAGATGAATGTTTTAATACCAATGGCAGGTGCAGGGTCACGTTTTGCCGCCGCTGGCTATACTTTCCCAAAACCATTGATTGATGTTAATGGTAAGCCAATGATTCAAGTAGTCGTAGATAACTTGAATGTAGAAGCACACTTTATTTTCTTAGTGCAGCGAGAGCATTATGAAAAATACAATTTACAGTCTGTACTAAATCTGATTGCACCGGGTTGCGACATTATTCAGGTTGACGGACTGACTGAAGGTGCTGCTTGCACAACATTATTGGCCAAAGAGTTTATCAACAATGAAAGTCCGTTGCTTATGGCAAACTCAGATCAGTTTGTAGAATGGAACTCTAACGAATGCCTGTATGCGTTTACTGCTGATAGCATCGATGGTGGAATCGTCACTTTTGAATCCACACATCCAAAATGGAGTTTTGCCAAACTTGATCAAGATGGGTTTGTCAGCGAAGTTGCTGAAAAGAATCCAATTTCTAATCTTGCCACAGTTGGCATTTATTATTGGAAACATGGTTCTGACTACGTTAAATATGCAGAACAAATGATAGAAAAGAATATTCGTGTGAACAATGAATTCTATGTATGCCCTGTATTCAACGAAGCAGTGGCAGATGGCAAAAAGATTCGCACAAAGAATATTGAAAAAATGTGGGGTTTGGGTACCCCAGAAGACTTAGAACATTACTTAGAAAATCACAGGAGTTAATATGAGATATTTGTTTGATGTAGGCGCGCATTACGGTGAAGATTCACTAGATGCAACAAGGGATAATTCAGATGTAATTTGTTACGCATTTGAACCAACCAAAGAACTAGTGAATCGTTTAAACGACACCGCAGCCCGTGCTGGCTTTGCTAATAGATACAACGTAATCCCTTGTGCTATTGCAGACTTTGACGGGGAAGCTGACTTTCATTTGGTAAAAGACGACACTGGCAGCAGTTCATTGAATGAATTTGCTGACAATTTGGATAAAACTTGGCCAGGCAGAACTGACTTTGTGGTCAGAGATACTGTGAACGTGAATGTATATAGATTAGATACTTGGATCAAAGCCAATGCTCCCGAGATTACAGAAATCGATTACCTGCATATTGACGCACAAGGATCTGATCTTGCTGTGTTAAAGGGTTTGGGAGATATGCTGAGAATAGTTAAACGTGGAGTTGTTGAAGTTCCACAGTCTGAGGATGTCAAGTTGTACAAAACTCAACACTCAAAAGACGAGACTATATTGTTTCTGCAAGCAAATGGATTTAAGATTGCAGAAATCAGACCCCAACAAAACGAAGATAACATTTTCTTTGAAAGAATTTAAATGAAGATCGCAATCTGTTTAAGCGGAGCTCCAAGATTCCATCACAATGGTATTTTCCGTTTTATGCAAATGCTTAAAGGGTTCGACCACGCAGACTTCTTTATCCGAACTTGGAAAACAGAAAAGTATGGTCAGACCCCAGAACAGTTTGTAAATTTTCTTAAGGTGAATGGTATTGATGGGGAGAAGTACAGCTTCCCAGTAGTTCAAATACTAGATGACAATGAGAGCAACAAACCCCCATCAAAAGGTCCATTGAATCTAATAGGATCTGCACAATACCTAGAAGTAATGTGGTGGGGCATTGTAAAATGTCACGAACTGTTTGAGCAATATGTCAGCGAGACCGGTGAAAAATACGATATGGTATTACGTATGCGAACAGATTCTCACTCTGATTCTGTCATAGACCTAACTCAATATACTGATCCTACTAAAATCTACGCAGGTGGGCATTTCATCAAAGATTGTTACTTCACAGACAGTTTCTTGTTTGGCACACCCGAAATGTACAAGAAACTTGTGGGGTATTGGGATGCATTAGATTACTATGTGCAAACTCAAGAGCCAGTACATCCTGAAAACAGTCTGCACGATTATTTTGTTCGTGCTGGTATCCCTTATGAAACAATTGCAGCAAACGTTCATCCCATCAGAGAAGCGTTTGAATACAGTGTTAGAACCACATGAAGTACATTGCACACAGAGGTCTTTTAGAAGGACCCAATAAAGAATTAGAAAATCATCCAGAACAGATTTTAAAATCTCTGGCTGCTGGATTTGATTGTGAAATTGATTTATGGGCTGTAAATTCAGAGTTGTGGCTTGGTCACGATGAGCCACAATATCCTATTAGGGAAGACTTCTTAAAAGAATTTGGTCTGTGGATACATGCTAAAAATCTTGCAGCGCTGAGATTTTTGTTAGACACTGACTACAACTATTTCTGGCATCAAGAGGACAATTTTACTCTTACCTCTCATAGATTTATTTGGGCTTATCCAGGGCAAGAACTGACTACTTGCAGCGTTATGGTAATGCCAGAAATGATAGATAGCACTTTAAACATCTGCGTAGATGCAAAGTGCTATGCTATTTGTTCAGATTATGCGCTGCGCTTGCGCACAATGAATTCGATTGCAGACTCTGCTTCTCCACGAGTCTGATCCACACCCTTAACATCATAGTGATAGTTGTGATCGATTAAATGAATCTTGATGATTTCAATTTGATCCAACATTCCATATAAGAATGGAACTACACTGATACTCACTGGACTCCAACTTGATTCTTTTGCAATAGTCCAAGTTGTTTTGTGATCGTGATTGTATTCGCTGGGCCAACGACCTTGCTCGTACAGGTCTTCTTCGGGCACAGTGACAACGATATATCCCCCGGGTTTACAGATTCTAATCCAGTTATTAAACGCTTCAACTGGATCTCGCATATGTTCTAAACAGTGACTGCTATGAACAAAATCATAAGTATCGTCTGCAACACTGGCCATCAACTGAGCATCACCATCAGTCAAGTCCCAAGGTTTTACATTTTGAATTTTAGTGTAGGTATCTGTGTGTTGACCCAGTGAGTCATCACCACACCCAATATCGATACCATTACCAACAAAATATGCTTCTGCATATTGTGTATCTGGTAAGCGGCGTAGCCTTGCTTTTGTTGTTTCGTTTGACATTAATCTTTATCTGCCTCTGTAATCTTTTCGCCCAATTGACTTTTGATAACACGCATCAATTTGCGTTCTGTGTCGTACACATATTCTTTTGAGTCTTCTTCGGTATTTACTACCAAGATAAAGCCGTTAGCAGCTTTTCGAATTTCTAAACTTTCAAACATTTTGTTCCTTGAGTTAGTTGATACTGTGATTATACACGATCTAGGGCGAATAGCCAATAAAAAAGGGCACTTAGGTGCCCTTTTTGTTTACCGTTTGATTAGAAGCGGATACGTAGACCAGCGCCCAATGTTTGACCTGCTGTCATAGCAGTAACATAAGTGCGACCAACTGTAGCGTAAACGTCTGTTTTCTTGCTCAAGTTGTAGTCATAGCCAACTGCATACTCGTCGTATGTAGTGATAGTGCCAGCATCATAACGTGTATGTGCTGCTTCTGCCATTACGTTGCCTGGACCAACTGGAACCAATGCAGACACTTGAGTTGTCTTGCCATCCATGTTCAATGCTTTGTCTTTACCTTCTGTGTAGGTAGCAAACAATTTAGCCAAGTGCAAATCGTAACTAGCACCTAGACCACGCTCTGTAGAACGTGTACCTGGGTTGGCTGTGTAGATATCAGTTTGGAAACTACCAGAGCTATTGTAACCTGTCTTTTGCCAGAATGCTGTCAATGCCAAGTCATCTTTGAAGTACATTGCATTACCACCAAAGTTTTGTGCACCTGTGCCTTTAGAGTTTTGCAAGCTAACTGTTGCACCACCAATGCTTGGTGTTGTGTATTTTACACTGTTGTCCCAAGCTGTGTCATTGAACAACTGTGTTGTTGCATTGCCTGTGTTACCGAAGTAAGTGGCGTGCCACAATGGGCTATAAGCACCACTATCGCCATAAGCGTTAAACAAGATAACTGGCAAGAAACTTGGGTTTGTTTGACGACCCATTGTTACTTCACCAAAATTTCCTTGCAAGCCAGCGTATGCGCTACGTGCAAATGTGTTGACTGTTGTACCACCTTGAACAGCACCATTGCCGTCATTCAAGAAGCTAGACAATTCGAACACAGCTTTAGAGCCATTGCCCAAATCTTCTGCGCCTTTGAAACCAATGTAGCTGGTTGTCATACCGCCACTGGTAAAGCTAGTAGTTGATGCTGCTGCACCTGGTGCTTTAGAGCTAGAATAACCAGCATCCATTGTACCAAATACGCTAACGTCCGCTTGTGCTACGCCCATCGCAGCAAACAAAGCGAATAAAAGTGCGAATTTTTTCATTGTTTATCCTTATAAAATGAAAGTTGAAAATGTCATTGTACTGACATAAGTTTGAAAAATCAACCTATTAGGTTAGATTAGTATTTATACTAATTGCGTGACTGTGATGCCACTTTGTTTTAAGAACTTTACTCCAGCATCATCACGATAGTTTGCACCATAATATACACGAGCAATACCTGACTGATAGATAAGTTTTGCACATTGGATGCAGGGACTGTGAGTGACAAATAGGTCTGCGCCAAGACCACTGTTGTTAGACTTCGCCAATTTTGCAATAGCATTTGATTCAGCGTGTAGGACTTCTGACTTAGTGACAAGTCTGTATCTGCCGTTGGCAATATAGTCTCCGACTTCGTGTTCACCATAGAATGGATATAATGAGTTTATTTCGTCTGGGTGAAGGTCTTCGAGTTCTGGATTCCACCACTCTTTGGTCTCGCAGTTGTTGTCCCACCCTGCAGGCATACCGTTGTAGCCGTAACTAATAACCGTATCGTCTTTGACAATAACTGCTCCAACTTGCAGTCTTTTTGCATAACTTAATTCTGCGACACGCAGTGCCCAGTCCATGTATAGTTGTTGAAATTTAGGTTTCATTGTAATGGAGCGGGATAGGAGAATCGAACTCCTTTAACCAGCTTGGAAGGCTGGGACACAACCAATATGCCAATCCCGCAGTATTCTTATTTGATATTCTTAATGCCTGTAATATCAAGTTTACCTTCTTCAACTTCTTTGAGTGTCGTAATCACTGGGTTACGATGTTCAAATCTGGTACTGTGTTTGTTCTTGCTTGCAATTTCACGAACTCGTGCGCTTGCTACCACAATCAACATAAAACGATTATTGTCCATGTTTGCCACACATTTTTCCAAATCCAGAGTTGGACCACGACTGTAACTGCTGCTCATATAATACCTAGTTTGTTGTTGAAGAATGCAAGGTTTCCACCTGCTCCCACCTCTCTTTAAAGTCTGCGTGTCCAAGACTTTCTTGTCATCCTATATTGCTATAGGTACAATTTGGTGCGTAAGGAGAGACTCGAACTCTCAATCCTTGCGGCGCTGGCTTCTAAGACCAGAGTGTATACCATTCCACCACTTACGCATTGTTTGTTACAGTAGATATTGTAATTTATTTATGTCTGTGTGTCAAGTCAAAATGGTCTTATTTTTCTTGACTGCACTGTCCAAAATACTTCTTGCTTGATGTACCACTGTTTTGTTTGTTCATAGTCAAAGTCAGCTGGATGACTGTACTCACGTGCATAGAACTCGTGGATAGCTGGCAAATTGTTTACTTTGCGCAACAGTTCGTGCAACTCTTTGGCTTTGTCTTCGGGCATCTTTGCGCTAACAAACATAGCAGTGTTAGATGTGAGTTCTTCGAATCCGTTGACCCCAACTTGTTTAAATGTTGGAACTCCGTTTAGACTATGTTTGCCAGTCAGAGCCAATCCGTGCGCTGTTCCACTTTCAATCAACTTATCAACGTCAGCATAGAAATTCCATCCTGCATCAATGTGCTGACCCATAACATCTTTGTTGGCATCTACCAATGTGGTATAGTTGACAATGCGAACAGTGGGATCTTGCTCTTGTAAGATACTAGCGACTAGATGACTGCTACTACCAAATCCACTTACTGATACTGTGCCACCCCGGTTATTGAAGCTCTTTAGGTCAGTGTATTTTCTACTGAGCAAGACCAACGGGGCTCCCAAAGTTTGTACACAGACTGGCTTGAACTCACTGGTAGAATATCCAGTTTGTGTGTCAAATTGACTGCGCAAAAAGAATGTACTGGTTCCGCCAAAGATAGCATGGTCTGCGTTGGCTAGCACATAACGACCAGCAACGGCGCCACCAGCACCTTGTCGATTTTCAAAAACAAACTCATACTTGTTTTGCATACTGTTGAGTTCATTGACCATTGCACGATAAAAGTTTGCCTGATTAGATCCTGCTGCAAAACCCCATACAATAGAGATACGTTCTGCTGACCAAGCCGATAAAGTAAAGAGCATAATAAATGCTGCTAGAATTTTTTTAAACATTGATTTTTCCTTATTGATTTGCTTTGAATGTACGAACATCATAAGCAGATGGAGTTAGTGCTGTGCGTAACCCAGTTACTTGTAATGAAATTCGTGTGTGTTGACTTGCATTTGCTGACGAGTGTGGCATATTGATCCAATCGTGTATGTGTGCTTCACCAGCACGCCATTGCTGATACAGAGTGTTGCCATACATTAAGAATTGTCCAGGTTTCCAGTCTTCTAACATAACTGTGATACGAATAATGTCTTTAACATCATATCCGTAATCATCAAGATCCGGATCTGGGTCGTGAACTGCACCATCACGTGAATGATCATAGAACATTCGCTGAATTGGGTCTATGTGCAATGTAAACATCTGCCCAGTACATTGTACGTGACAACGTGCCTGTGGTTTTTCCAAATGAAAGCTGTCAATAATTGCCTTTAACTCTGGCATTTCATTAAATGCTTCGTAGACTGAAGATAACTCAATCTCATCAATATCACCCAACCCTTGTGCAATATCGCTCTTGCGTTTATCAATACCCAACACACGGTGCCCGTGAGAGCCACCAGTGCGTGTAAGATTGTTCCATGTTTTGGGGGTACAGGCATCACGAATTGTTTGAATATGGTGCGCCCAAGTTACCGGGAATGTTTCAATCACTTTGAATCCAAAACCAGGTTCATCTGTTCTAAAATCGTCAAAGTGGTAGTTACTCTTTGTTTTAGTCCATTCCCAAAGACTATCAAATTCAGAGAGTTTTTTCTTTGTCATACTTATCCTAATAGTGTGGGTGTATTGCCAATGAAGTTGGCAATCTGATTGAATTATACAGTGTAAGAACTGTTTTGAAATACACTATTATTTAGTATAGACCATCAAAACGGCACACAATCGTCACTGTTGCAACGATATCCATTCCACCACTTACGCATTGTTTAAAATCTTATTATACTGTACTTATGATTGTTTGTCTAGCAGTTTGGTTAAAGTGTTTTCTGCAGGCGTTCAATCTCGTTGGCTGCTTCTTCCAGCAGGTCAGCAATACGGTCAGCTCGACCTTCTTGCACACTTTTTCTGTCTTGAATGTTGCGTCTAATCTCCGCCCGTTTACGCAAGCGGTAGACTAGACTTTGTTCACTCACCGGCAAATGGCTTTCATCTTGCATGTTATTCTTTCAATACATCAAATAAGTCACCGTATTCCCATCTTTCCCAATCGTCCATGTCAACGTAGGTATTGATACAACGGCGGTATATGGTTTTTAGCCAAACACGCCGGCCGTGTATCTGGACTGGACGCCAAGCGAACCAGGGTCGCCAAGCATGAACGATTTGCTTTCTCGGTACCGTACGGTATCCAGGATCAAGCATTTCCTTAGGCAACCTCCAAGAAGTCACGAACCCAAGACAAACGAGCTTGCTCGTCCATAGCAGTGTATTCAGTGATGTTGGCTTGGATAGCGTCAATCAAGGGATAATATTCTTCATCCAACGATTGCTTGATATCTGGACGCATCAACTTGTCAGTACGAGGGTTACGGGCTACAAACTTCTTGACCAAGTAGTATGGACTCTTGATTTTAGCAGCACGACCATCTGTGTGATAGAATACAAAACCTTCGTGCTTACATTCTTTAGCCAGAGTCTTTACTTCTGACATATAAGCTGTAAGCCCAATTGGCTTGTGGCACTTGAACATGATAGACAAGTCTTGCAATACGCAAGCATCGTGTCCAATCTTAGAGCCAAATTCGTTTTCACGATAGCCCAAGATGTACATGCCCATTTCTTCTGGAATGATGTGTGGATCTGAAGGATGCGCACATTCAAACATAAAAGTCATACCCTGCATATCGTCATTGGCGAATGCCATTTGCCAGTCAGCCCAAGGCATGTGCTTCAACATCATTTCCCGTGCATAACCAACAAAATCACTATCAGTGCTACCAGTAGTAGACACCAACACATCGTTGTTGTACCAAGTCAGAGCAACCATGAATCCATTGACTTTACGATATGCAGTTACCAAATCAGTATCGGCAAACACAGGTGCGTTCTTTTCAACACCATAGTTATAGATTTTGGTGAATGGATAAGTCACAATGTTAAAGTCTGCGTCCACGATTGTGCCGCGGCATTCTTCCAAATACTCATTCCACAAGTTATCGTAGAATACAGTACGCTTGTACTTTAGCACATAGATGCCATCGCCAGCTGGCCGCATTGTGACCAACTTGGGATTGTCTAGTACGAACTTTCGTAATTCTTCTTTGTTCATAATCTTTCCTTAGTGATGAGCGCGGATTTCGCCCTTCAACGCATCACGAATCATTTCATCCAAGCGGCTGACCACACGTCCTGTAGCGTCAAAAGCAACGTCACGAGCACGATACCGTTCCAAGCCAGTCTTGTTGCCGTGTACGTGACCGTAGAAGTGAACTGCACCACGATGCATTTGGTCCCACTCCCAGATAGGATAGTGCAACATAATCACAACTTGTCCATCGTGATTGTAGCGCAAATACTGATGCACTTCCTTGAACTCTGCACGGAATGCAGGGTCGTTCAACAACTTGCGGTCGTGATTGCCTTCAATCAATATCTTTGCACCATTCAAACGGCGCAAGATTTGTACTGCATCTTTTGCTGGCAAGAAGGCAAAGTCACCCAAGATGAATGTTTCATCATCTGGCTGCACACTTGCGTTCCACTCTGCAATCATCTTTTCTCGCATATCTGCCACATCGGCGAAGCCTACCCGTGTTACAGGGCAAAACTTCATTATGTTTGCGTGTCCGAAATGCAAGTCACTTGTAATCCACTTTGTCATTATTCTTTCCTTATGCGTACCAGATTTCTTTGAATCCTTCCGCTTCTGTTGGTAATTGTAAGTTAGCTGCCATCGACTTCAATACCCCTTCTGGGATAGATTTGCCTGGGCGACCGTCTAACCTACGCTTGTGTTCGTCTGCATCTGGAGTCTTAAACACCACTGCAATCTTGTAGTAGTCTGGCAACATGGCTAACTTGGCTGCACGACTTTTCGCTGTCAAGTTAGTTTGATCCCAGATTACATCCTTGTTATTTGCTTGACAGATCAACACTTGGTTTTCCATCAACTTGGTTGCAACCTTGATGTATTCCTCAAAGACCTCGTTATAGGTCTTGCCTTGCTTTTGTGCGTGTTCGTCAATGAAACGGTCACTAGACACAACAGGAATATCTCGGGTCCAGTCTTGGGTGTTGATCCAAGTGCTCTTGCCACTAGCAGGCACACCAATCAACATATACAAATAGTTCTTGCGCTTCATTGTTTACCTTTCTTGAAATGTCTCATTCTTAATAAGCGAACTTTGCTAAAGATCGCCTTCGTGGTCTGGGGGCAAAATGATGCCTCCAGCGCTGTATTGATAGGGCTTGCCATTGATAGTTGGCTCTTCGTTTTCATCATAGTACAGGCCCAATGCCCGCATCATTCTGTGCTTGACTAACAAGTTAGGAGCACGGAATGCTTCTGTGTCGTCAAACCCCATTATAACACCAACTTCACACACTGCACCACTGCGACACACTCCAGCATGGCAATGAACAATCACATTCATACGGTTGTCTAATGCGTGTTGTAACAAACGAGCCAACTCTGCTGCCTGCTCTGGGCTACAACGCATAGCCTCATCGTCTACTGGATCTCGTTCCTCTACATCAAGAAACTCAAACTGGTGAACTTCTTTAAATGTATATTTGGGAGTGGGAAAGTCACCAGGAGGATCCACAATCTGTATCAGTATAGCATTAGGACCTGGGTCGATATGAAACCCCTGACTAATATCACTTCTTGCTACATTTTGAATCCACGGCATATTGCTCTCCATTAACTGTATTATAGCACCATTTTGAACATAGTGCAAGTGTGAACTTTAGTATTAGTTTGGAGGGCCCTAGAGGAATCGAACCCCTATCCCCAAGTTCGAAGCATGGTATTCTATCCGTTGAACTAAGGACCCACAAAAAAGCCCCTTGCGGGGCTGTGTAGTTAAATCAACTGTTCCTGCTTTAACAGTGCCACATCGCTGTCAGACAATGTGATTTCTGTGCGGATGTTGAGTTCCAACACTTTATCATTGATTGCCTGCTTTTGCTTTTTCAGCATCTGCATGTCGGTTTTGAACTGGTCAATCTGTGCTGCATCCAACACACCAGTGTCCACTGTGTCGCTGGCATAGATGCTACGACGGCTTTCGCCCTTGTCATTGCGGATCTTGTCCAACTTGCCCACAACAACATCAAGGCTGTCTGAGGCTTTGGAGTCGACTAGGGTCTTCAACTGTGCCACACGCTTGTCAATGTATGCTGCCTGTGCCAACTGTGCGCTGACACCGCTGGCGGAGTTTGCATCACCCACTTGGGCACGGATCACGTACAAGGTGGCAGTCAAGTCTGCACGGCGTTTGTCGTTTGCAATCAGAGTTTCACGTGCGTGGCTGATTTCATCAAAAGGCAGTTGGAATTCGTTCATAGACACCGATGTTTTGATGTCAATGCTTTTGATGTGTTCTTGAATTGCTGCTTGTAATGCGTTGGCTTTGCGTAGTGTAATGTTCATTTTGAATTCCTTTGTGTTTGAAAAAGACAGTGAGTGTAAGCAAGTGAATTGCGGGACAATGTGCAATTGACATTGGGAGTAACGCTTATCAGGCGCCTTCACCAAAGCAAAAGACAAAAAGCAGTTGTTACCAATATGCCAAGGATCAACAAACAGTGCAACTCAATGCAGGATACCTTGGAGCAATGGAACGTTTTTTTAATAGCAGGTTTTCGTTTGTGACGAAAATCTGGAGCAATTCCTCATCTCTTACACTACACCGGCCTGTTTTAATAAACAGGCAAAACTTGGAGGCCGGTGTAGGAGTTTAACCTACCTTTACTCGGTTTGCAATCGAGTGCATAAAACGCTCTGCCAACCGGCCATATTAGTCTGGTGGTTGAACCTATTTCAAGTTCAACGCTCTCGTTGTGCTTCATAGTCCAGCAAATTGCCTTAGCTCCACACAATCACCAAAATTTGGATGCGGGACCCGGAATCGAACCAGGATCTGCAGGTTATGAGCCTGCTGAATTACCGTTACTCTATCCCGCTATAATTACTTATATGTAAACACACTAATCTACCCTATGTAGCTATGTTGATCAGTCAAAGCATCAAGCTCAACTAATGTGTTTGCATATAAATTGGCGGACTGAGAATACATCCTAACCTAGTAGCACCCCGAGCATTATTACCGACCTTGCGAGTCTGCTTTCTCTCGATTTCCACTGAACCTCTTGCGAGTATCACAGTCTGCTACCAGCATCGCCGTTTTTAAAGACAGGCAGTAGTCTTGTCATCGTATGCTATTCTACGCCATCTATCCCGTTGACCTTGCGAGCCATTCAGCGGGGCTAACCGCTTACGAAACTTCCAGCATAAACAGATTTCACCTTGCGAGTTACGTCTGACTTGATTAGCTTGCGCCTCAAGTATTAGATGCTTTTCACATACGACCGAGTCAGTCTTTGCTTTTTTAATCGTTAGTAGGATTTGAACCCACAGCCGACTCCTTAACAGGGAGTTGCACTACCGTTGTGCTATAACAACCTACTGCGATGTGCTGACTCAGTTGCTGCATACTCTTTTGGAATACACAATACAACACACCACGTACCTTTTGTCTTGCGGACTACTCAGTCGTCTTTTGCGACCAATGTGCTACATTACTGTAGCCCACCAACCACTCAAACTGCATACAAGCTCTTGGCTGCAAAACCTTGAACCGATACGCTACCCTTTCTCATGCCAACTAACTGATTGGTTTTGTAGTGAAGTCAGCACCACCTGTTACTTTCCATCTGCTAACGTTCCCTTTGATACAATCTCTGGCGTTTAAACAAACGTTCTTTCCACTACATCAGCTTTGCTGTTACATCCACCGGTCTTATCAGTGAACGCTCTGTCGCCAGAGTGAGCAGGCTTGCTTAATTGAACTGTTGCCAGCGGAGTTGCGTAGGCTTACCTCCTTTGGGTCTATCACTAGACTTATTCTTTGTAAACGGCGAACCGCCTACCGGACATTAAGCTGCCCCAATGAAACCTTATTGTAACTCAAAATGCAATTGTTGTCAATACATTTTGGTAAAATAGTTTAGGCTGATATCTGATAAACACTAGAGTGAATCGAACACTCGTCTCCCACCGGATAAGCGGGCGTCCTGACCACTGGACTATAGTGACTCTCAACACATCTCGCTCGGCAAAGCTAC